TGGCTAAGCCTTTCGTATAAGAGGCTTTTGCCTTATTCATAAGGTTTCCTACCTCAATGCCATATAAAGGTCTGTAATGACCTCCTAAGCCCTCTGAAAAGGCACTCATGCCTAGTTTATGGGTATGACCACAGACCACGCTCTTACCAGCCTTCCTAGCCAAATTAAGGGCAGTTATGCCGGCATTGGGATTGGTGTTGCCTTCATCGCCATGAGCCAAAATCCAGCCCTTTTCGAATTCATAAAATGATTTGTGAAAAGTAATGCCTAGATTGTCAAAATCCATAAACTTGGCGTATTGCAGTTCTGGGAGGCTAATGAGCCCCGGCACTTTCAAAAGTGTGTTGTAAAGCCGATCTGTATGATTTGATCTAACAATATGGGCCTCCTTGGCATTTTCAGTTAAAGCCCAAAGAATATCTTGAGTTTGTTTGCGGTCAGCATCAAGGGTCTGTTGATAAGCCAAAGGTGTTTTTTCAGCCCATCGAGAAATGGTTTGAAAGTCAATCTCATCGCCAACGCATAGAACGCTATCAAACTTCTCACGCCTTGCCAGCTTGATGACATTCTTAACAGCTGCTTCATGGTGATATGGAATTTGCAAATCACTTATTACTAAGTATCGCTTAATCGTCATCCTCATCGTCAGTTGGATCTATGGATGGGATGATCCCACCATCGCCTACAATCCAATCAGGGAAAGTCTTATGTTCTGTCATTAGCCAGAATGCGTGCTCAGGTGTAAATCCTGCTTTTCTAGCTGCTTTATAGCATTCATGTAAAGCCGTATAGTGCTGATCTAATTTAGATAACGGCTCAGGAGATTGGCGAACGACTCGACGATTGATCTTTTTCCGTTTATTGGGTTTTCGTGTGTTCGCCATAAATAAAATTATCGCTTACTGATTAAGACAAACAGGTCATCGACACGCTGTTCAAGTCTTGAGATTTGATCCTTCATTGATGAACCTGAGTTTGGCTTGAGTTCTGATAAGTAAGACTTAATAACCCAGCGCAGACCCAGCAACAAACTGGTTGCGATTGCGGATACGCCAACGCCAAAGGCGACTAATTCGTTTGGGCTCATTTCGCATTAAGTCCATAATCAACTTCGCTCCCTGATTTTGGATCTATTGCCTTAGCAATTGGTGCAACTAATGCACCGGCAAGAATGGCTAGTTCTGGTCTGATGTCAGCAACAATTGCCAAAATAACAGTTATTCCAGAGGCAGCCACAGCTCTTAGATATGACTTGATTGCAGCCTTATGTTTGTTTGTTAGTTTCATGCATTGCCTCCTAGTAGTGGGATATTAAAGAAATCTGAATTGTTGTCTTGGTTTTTGTTAAAGCTGATATGAATGTGATGGTTGTGTTTATTGATGCCTTTGTATTTTCTCCAACGCCAGCCCAATAATGGTGAAGCAATTTTTTCTTGGTGGATTACATAACTGATGCGCTTAGAGGTTTTCCCATATTGTCGAATTTGATCTGCCAAGTATGCTGAAAGCCCTTTGTCGTCAGAAAGCCGAGCGTCAATATCAATTGCTCGCACGCATCCTGTTGCATCTGGGTTGTGATCGCTCTTTCGTGCGCTATGTCGAGAATCACCAATCCACCCATCAGATTTACGCAAACGCTCTGGGAAGCAATCATCAAGTTGCTCCCGAAATTGAACGGCAGATTTAGATAACCAAGCCTTCATTAGCCAAGTATCGTTTTTAATTCATCAGCAGTTAAACCAATGCGTTCAAGAATTGCAGCCTTAGCAACTTCTTTAGCATCGGCTTCGCTTTGTTGATTAGCCTGTGCTGTTTGCTCTGCTTGATATTGAAAGAACTCATCATCATTCATTTCTCTATCAATAACCTCATCGGTTTCAATATTATGAATTCTAACTAATGGTCGTGTTAATTTAGCCATATTATTTCACTCCGTAAAGTAGGACTGTTCCTGTTGATAAATTTCCACCTGCGTTTGAAAATACTAAAGAAGTAATTGCAGAAGTTGTATTAATTACTCCAAAATTAGCATAACCAAATAAGTCTGGGTCAGTATCGGAACAATGATAACCGCCAAAAACTTGAAAACTTTTACGAGCAGTTGTTGATGCATAATTTGATATTTCTAAAGTCCAAGCATTACTAGAATTACTTGAAGTTGGAAGAACACCAGCAGTAGCTGGGGATAATCTTAAAGGAGAATTACCACTAAAAGCCCAAGCAATAGAACTATTACTTATTCGGCTATTACCAGTAATTGTTGAACTTCCATTTGGTGCTAAATTAAAAGTACCATCTGCAGTTGCGTTGGTGACTCCAAAAATATAAGCGACTAATGTTTTATAACTTCCTGAAATACTTGAAATAGTGGTTGTTGCACCAGATAAAGTTGTTGTTGATAATAGTGTCATTGAATTTGCATCAACAGCTGCCCAAGCAGGAACACCACCGACAACGCTTAACACTTGACCAGTTGTTCCAATCGCAAGTCTTGTGTTTGTATTTGCAGTTGATGATCTGTATTCAACATCTCCAAGTGTGGTTGAAGGGTTTAATGCTTTTGTTGTTGTATCAACAGATGATCCAAGTGTGCGGATAGCAGATGCGCCGTCTTTGACCAGAGCTGTATCATCTGGTGTTGTCCAGCCGTAGTTAGTAGTGGTTGCCATATTGTCCTTTATCTCAGGCTACGATTGTAGCGTATTCCCATGTCAAAGTATTGCTTAAAGTGTTCCATGCCTCACCAACAGGCACAGCATTCCATCGCATAGCGACTTGACTGAACGCAACTGGTGAAAGATTTATTGTTAAAAATAGTTCATTAAAGCGAGTGCGCCAAGACCAACCCTCAACATAACCTTCAAACTCGCCTAATGAAATCTGTGGTGGTAGGTTTTGGATATTCAAAGGCTGACCCATGAACACAGTCAAAAGGTTATCTCTATCGCTATCATCAATTTCAGGATTCGTTATTGGGAAGGTTATAGATTGAAATGCTGGTAATGGAAAGGCTCGTTGGGCAATGTATCGATCTGCAACTTCCTGAGCATCTGCAGCTGAATGAATAACTGAGTTGATACTTTCGGCTTTGTAGCCATATAAAGCAATTGATGATGCACTTGAGGCGGTTTCCTGTGATCCAAAGTTATTGCCGTAGTTGATAAATATGTCATTGCGAATATCTGCTGATCTAGTAATTGTCGATAATCCTTGACTTAAAGCATGGTTAGCGTCTAGATCAATATAACCATTGGCTGCTAAGTAAGTTTGCCTATGGTCGGCATCAGCATACCCAATATCTCCATTAGATGATTCATACAAATAACCAAATGCGCTGTCAGCAATAAAACTTGCAATGTTGTAAATTGTATCGGGTTCAGCAGCTCTATTTTCCATTGTGTAAAGACCAGGTTGATCAATTTCTCCAAGCCCTTGATTTTGAGCATTTGTCCAAGTAGTCGTTGCATCATAGGTTGCCCAAGTTGTAGCTGCTGGAACACCATTCCAAGATCCAAGCAAAACACTTGAAAGCAAATCATAAATCTGGTTGCCATCCTCATCCTGTGAGATTGTGCCGTTATAGATTTCTTTGGCAAGTTTGACTAAAGATCCCATTGCTAGGATGGTGTAATTAACCACAGTTGCTACTGACCCAGTTGCACCTACCTCAACAGTAATGTCAGTTATATCTCCGCCAAACAAATTGACATAAGATCCGGAACTATTTTTGACCTGCAAACTCAAACTGTCATTGATGGCAAAAGGCAAGGTTTGACCAGATAAAGCAACTAAAGCAATCTGTAAATAAGATGGGTTGGGCTGAGAGTAAATATCGCTTCGACCTGATTGATGAGTAATGTCAGCAATTGCAATGTCTGTGTAATCAGTTCCTGCAACAGTAAGTTTCCAGTCTGGTGTCCAAACTGTCATTATCGAGCCCTAGTAATCCCGCTGTTGTAAAGCTGTGGAACTGATCTTGATGCACTCTCATTTAAGACCTTTGCAACAGCTCTAGCAGCACCTTCGGAATCAACTGATTGAACTGTAATGTTATTAACTGTTGATGTCCGGTTTTCTCTAGTGTTTGATGAGATTGATGGCAATGAGGACAATTGAGCAGATGGTGCTGGATTAGGAATTGATCCGATATTTACACCCGGAACAATGTTGGCAACTCTGATCAACTCATTGGCAAGTGATACAACCAACCCGATTGCTTCTCGAACAAATGTAATAAATCCTGAGATAATTCCAGCAACTACTGAAATGCCTTTTCCAAAACTCTCAGCACTTCTCTGAGTTTCATTCAATGATGCGCTTAATCCTTTATCACCTGTTAATCCTGCAATGAAAGCATTGAGAGTAGGGATTCCAGTATCATTTAAGAATCCAATAAATCGCTCAACCTGTGGCAATAAAGCAACGCCTAGGCTTTCTTTAGCCTCATCAAATCCAACTTTCAATCGATCAATCTTGCCTTGGAATGTTTCGGCGTTTGCAGCTGCTGCGCCACCATAAAGATCAGATAACTTTGCTTGAACTTCGGTAAATGAAAGAGTCGATAATTCAGCCTTTGATAATCCAAGACCCAGTCTGCCTAGAGCTGTGGTGTTGCCATCTTGAGCCCTACCTAATGCGTTTGCAACTGTTTCGAGTTCTAATCCTCGACCTTTTGAAATATCTAAAGCAAGGTTTAATAAATTCTGGGCTTCAACTGTATCTTTAGTTGAAACAGCAAGTCTTTGAAAGGCTGGTCGCAATTGATCATCAGCAACGCCTGTGGCTAGGGAAGTTTGAAGGATCATGTCCTCAGTTGCCTTTATTTGGGCATCAGTTGCCCCTGTAGCCTCTCTTAGGGCATTTGCTAACCTTAACTGTGCTTGCTCATCCTCTATGGCAGCCTTGACCCCATCAATGGCTAATTTAGTGCCATAGGCAGCAGCAGCAGCGGCAGCAACCGCAAAAGCAGCAGCAGCCTTTTTACCAAATGCGCTGACCTTATCGCCAAATGTTTCAATTTCTGTATCTGCTTTTTTTAATCCTTTTTGCAGATTATCAATATCAGCAACAATTGAAAGCGTTAATGATCTATTACTGTTGGCTGCCATCAGACCATTCCTTTACAATGTTGGTAATAATTTCATCAAATTCTTTAATAATTTCTGGTTGAGATTCTCTAATTGCAGGATAAATAAACCAACCTCTTGAACCCGGACCTTTAGGCATTGGACCAGACCATCTTGGAAATTGTGGGTAATTGCTAGATCCAAATTCTGCACCTGCGCCAATACCTTTACGATTACCTTTTGCATCGTTGCGAGTGTTAAATTGAGTTGTTGCTCCGCCTGAAAATCTTTGTGAAGCAAATCCAAATTTTAATTCACCCTGTAATGATGACTTTTTAACTTGCCCACCATCGGCAACTCTTTGTGCAACCTTACCTCTTGATCGAGCAATAGCTCTAATTGCAGATAATTGCTTGCCAACCAATTCTTGAATTTTGCTTTTGGCTTGTTCTTTTGCAATATCATCCATGCTACGAAAAACTCTTGAGATTTGGTTTAATTCTCTTTTTGAAAAGAAAATTGAAGGCTCTGTGCTAACTGCCATGTCGAGCCTCCAATACTTCTATCGCTGTTAAAATATCCTCTGCATCAACCCATTCACTCATTGGTATTTTGGTGGCTATTGCCAACTCAACCAATAATCTGTTTAGGCTTCCTGCTGGGTGGCTTTTGGGTTTGCATCACCGACTATTACATCGCTGACTGTTTCCATCCAAGCCTCAAATGGTTTTACTGGACTTCCTGCATTTTCTCGCTTATGAGCGTTATATGCCAAGAACATAAGATCCCACATGCCAAGTTTATCTTTCGCTTGGCTTATGGTATGACCAGTTGTTTTTTCCCA